CGGGCCGGTCCCGTTGATGAAGGCATCCTCCTCAGCGTTACCGAAACGCACACCAAAGCGATGGGCGATGTGAGCAGCGATGTCAAAAGCGGAGTCGTTCAGCAGCTCGTTGGAGACCTTGATCATGCAGCCCAGCTTAAAGGCGGACAGGGTCTCCTGTACAAAGCTCATATCGGACTCCTGGATGGCCGCGCCTTCCTCGATCCAGGAAGCGGAGCCCACGTCCGTCGCGATCGGGATGGTACGCGTGCCGGAGCTGGTGTGGATGGTCTTGGCCAGGCCGCGGAAGATGTTGTTCTCCTCCAATGCCTCAATCAGCTGGCGCTCGAACTCATCCGGAACAGTGAAACCACCGTTCTGATCCACGCCAACAGACAGGGCGTCGCGGACCTCCATGGTATTAACACCGCGCATCATGTTCCAGAAAGCCTCATTATACTTTGCCGTAGCAGTCGGGCGGACATTCGCATCACGCCTTCCATCCTTCACATCGGCGTGCACCGGTGCGGACGTTGCTGCAGACAGGCGGGCATCCATCGCCATCTGATCTTCCAGGCGCTTGATCTCATCACCCAGGGCCTGCACATCGGCAGCCATCTTGTTATACTGCTCTACAGCACTTGCTTCGACGAGACCGTTCTCGCCTCTATGCTCCTCCAGATAAGCCTTTGTCTGCTCCCAGAGTGTATTTCTCTTGTTCCTCAGTTCAATGATCTTGCTCATTCTTCTTCCTCCTTATGAGTAAAAGGCATGAAAAAAGCCGGACCCCTTATTTAAGGAAATCCAGCTGCTTCATCAGTATCTGATAGGGGACTGCCCCATCTTTGGTTGTACCATCGAGTCCGATGACCGGCTCCGGTGGTGCTGTCGCTTCTCCTGCTGTACCGTTCACCCGCAGGCGGTCCAGGATTGCCTGATCCATCATCCGGCTCGAGTACATCCGGGCCTCAAGGACCGGGTCATCTGAATCTCCGGTCTCTGCGCCTTCATCTTCCTCCGGAGGCTTCTTCCCGTCGTAGAGTACCTCGTCCGCAAAACCCATCTCCACGGCCTTCTTGGCATTCATCCAGGTCTCATTGCTCATGAGTTCCGCGATTCTGCTGCGCCTCATGCCGGACTTTGCCGCATAGGCATTGATGATGGATTCCTTCACCTCGTTCAGTGTTTCGATGGCTTTTTCCATATCCTTGGCGTTCCCCATCGCAATGGTGGACGGGTCATGGATCATAAGAAGTGCCGTTGGTGACATCTCTACGCGGTCACCTGCCATCGCCACCACCGATGCGGCAGATGCCGCGATGGACGCGATCCGCACGGTGATGCTCCCGGCATATTCCCGGAGCATGGTGTATATCTCCGCTGCCGCGAAAACGTTGCCTCCCGGGGAATTGATCCAGACGGTCACGTCCCCCTCTTCGGCTTCGAGCTCCGAGCGGAAATCTGCGGGCGTGATCTCATCTCCCCAGAAGGATTCCTCATCGATGGGCCCTTCCAGGCGGAGCACCCTGCCCCCGCCGTCATCGTGTATCCAGTTCCAGAACTTCTTCATTGCTTACTTCCTTCCTGTTGTGTGTTTATCTGCTGTTTCCCCGCGTCCTCCAGCTTCACATAGCCGCCGTTCAGATAATAATCATCGCCGCCCTTCTCTGCCGGGATGAGGTCCATGTTCTCAAGGCGGTGAATGTCGTTCGGCGACAGGAACCCGTTGCTGATGCCGGTGGCATAGCCCTGCATGCGTGACGCGTAATCGCCTCGGAGCAATCCGTCCACATTGAAGATTGGAAAATATGTGTCCTGCTCATCAGGCAGAAGCAGGTCCTTGACGACCGCCTGCTCGAACCGCACGAGCCATGGGGTCAGCGTATGCACCACAAAGTCGATCGACTGATGTTCAATATTATTATTAGTGCTACGTCGTAGATCTCCGATCATATGGAGAGGAATCCTGTAAACCCTGGCTATCTCCTCTATCCCGAACTCCCTCGTAGCAAGGAACTGGCTGTCCTCCGGTGGCAGGGAGATCGGTTTATACTGCATCCCCTCTTCCAGGACAGCTACCTTATGAGCATTGTTCGCACCGCCGTACACATCCGACCAGTTCTCGCGAATCTTCTCTGGATTCTTCAGGACTCCGGGATGTTCGAGGACGCCTGACGGCTGCGCGCCGTTCCGGAAGAAGGAACTCCCGTACTTCTCCACCGCGAGCGTCGTGCCGAGAGAGTTCTTCATCATGGCGATCGGCGAGAAGCCTACCAGACCGTTGAACCCCATACCCGGCACATGAAATATCTCATCCTTACGGAAATAGATGTCCCTGTTATTCTTCCCGGGAACCTCATCTGTGTATGCGTGATAGATGTAATAGATCTCACCCTTCTCATTCCGGTCTATCTCCATGTTCTCCGGGTGCAGCGGGTAAAGTCCCAGGATGCCGTTCCTGCCGTCCCGGATGATCTGCGCGTAGCAGTTTCCCCACAGCAGGAGCTGCACCATCATAACTTCCCTGAATGAGAAGCTCGTCATCTCGGGGTTCGGCTGCCGGTAGAGTATCTTGTAGAGCGGGTGGTCCACAGCCTTCTCCTTGCCGCCGTCAGTATAGCGGTAAAGATGGAGCGGCAGCCCGGCCACCGTCTCGGCAAGGAGGCGCACACAGGCATAAACAGCCGAGATCTGCATGGCAGATTTCTCGTCAACACGCTCACCGGATTCCGCCTTCCCGAATACAAAGAGCTGCCCGGAATCACGGACGTTGTCCTCTACCTTAGGCACCATCATGGCTTTTTCCCTGATCGATCTGGAAGGAGTATCCCTCGCACCTCCCATCCTGAATAAAGATCCCAATTCCACATCTCCTCCTTAAAAAACATAAAGACCCCTCTCATCGTAGACGCTCCCCTGCTGTTCGTGCCGGATGCAGCGGTCGAGCGCCATGATGGCTGCCACGATCCCGTCTATCTTCTCCGGCGACTTTGCCTTGGTGCATTTGATATTCCCGGCGGGATCCGTATCGACCACCACGTTCCCGCTCATCCATCGCATGACCGGATGGCCTCCGTGGATGATCTGCCCCTCCATGAGGAGCTTATAGAACTCCTTCGTCGGGGGGCTCATGTCTTTATACCCCTGGCCGAAGGGAACGACCGTGAATCCCATGCCCTCGAGGTCCTGGGTCATCTGAACGGCTCCCCAGCGGTCGAAGGCGATCTCCAGGATGTGGTACTGTGTCCCCAGTTCCTCGATGAACTTCTCGATGAAGCCGTAATGGATCACATTTCCTTCGGTCGCCATGAGGTATCCCTGCTGGTGCCACACGTCATAGGGGACGGAAGCCCTGCGCACCCGGATGGGGATCGTATCCTCCGGGATCCAGAAAAAGGGCACCATGATGTATTTCTCCGTCTCGTCCCGGGGCGGGAACATGAGCACGAACGCTGTGATATCACCGGTGCTGGAAAGGTCCAGCCCTCCATAGCAGTCCCGGCCTTTCAGGGCTTCCATATCGATCGGCACGTTTCCCTTGTCATATATCTGCTCCGGGATGAACCGTGTCAGGGAAGATACCCACATGTTGAGGCGGAGCTGCTTGAAGACGTTCTCCTCTGCCGGGTTCTCAAGGGCTTCACGGTAGTGGTCCCTTACGCGGTCGATACTGATGGTCTGGCCGAGAGAGGGGTTTACTTTGTACCAGTTAGCTTCATCGTGCCAGTCGTCCTCATCCGTAAGGCCGTACACGACCGGATAGAAGGCAGGGTCTATCTTTCGGCTGGCCAGGATGTCCAGTGCCTTGGTATGCAGCTCGTAGCAGATGGATTCCTTGTCAGTCCCTGCTGTCGTGATCAGGAAGTACAGAGGCTGCTCCCTGGCGTCTCCCGAACCTTTTGTCAGCACATCATACAAGCGCCTGCTCGCCTGTGCGTGGACCTCATCTAGGAGGAGGCCGCTAACGTTCAGCCCATCTTTAGACCCGACCTCAGCGGAGAGCACCTGGTAAAAACCCGCGTTCGAATAATTGACGATACGCTTGCTGGCCGCCAGTATCTTGGAGCGTTTCAGAAGTGCCGGAGACTTCTGTACCATACGGTATGCGACATCAAAGATGATGGAGGCCTGCTGCCTGTCCGCGGCAGCGCCGTACACTTCAGCCGAAGGTTCCCCGTCCGCGTACAGGAGATACAGGGCAACTGCAGCAGCAAGCTCGCTCTTTCCGTTCTTCTTTCCGATCTCAATATAAGCTGTACGGAACTGCCTGTTCCCATCCTCTTTAACAATACCGAAGATGTCCCGCACGATCTGCTCCTGCCAGGGAAGAAGCCAGAAGGGCTTTCCATCCCACTTCCCCTTCGTATGTTTCAGGTTCTCGATGAACTTCACTGCGCGGTCCGCCTTTTCAGCATCGTAATGTGATGTCGGCAGCATAAAGCGGGAAGGCACATATTCTTCGAGTTTCGGATATCCTTCGGGCCGTGCTTTAGCCATTGAGAAGGTCCTCCATCTCATCCGTTTCGGTCCCTGTATCCGTGCCTTCCGCGATGATGCGTGACCTCGCGGCAGGCGTCAGCCCGAACTGCTCCGCAAGGCGGTTCATGAGCTTGAGGTAGGTCTGCGCGATCGACACCTGCGGGACTTGCTGCCAATACCCCGAAGGCGTCTTCACGATGGTGCCGTGCTGCGTGATGAACTCCTCAGCTTCCTTCCAGCGGGCATATGCCTGGCAGTAGCCGGCAAAGGCAGCCATGTCGACCTCGGTCAGTACGCCAAGGGCTTCCATCTTCCTTGCAAGGCGCCGCCACTCCTTCCTGGCTTCCGGCTCCAGCCACTTCGGGCAGGAGGGTGCCTTCTTAGCGGGCCGGGGTTCGTTCTTGTTCAGTTTTCTCTTGCCCGGGTTCCCTTCCAGCTCCTTGATGGCTGTCGGCGTTGGCTTCCTGCCCCTGATCGCCATTTGGCATCTCCTCCTTCCATGCATAATAAAAAGACCCCGGAGGGTCCTGACTAAATATCTATGTAAATAAGGAAAAGGCCTTCCGGCCTCTTCACTTCCGCTCCTTAAAGGCTGATCCTCTCTCCGGTCAGGATGTTGACCACCGTCTGTCCTTTCCCGAAGGCTGCCCTCATCTCGTCTTTTTCTTCCCTGGTCGCCGGTCTGGCGTTGTTCCTGAAGTCTGCAAGTTCCTGGCTGACCGCCTCGCTCCTTGCTGCTTTTGTGGCTTCAAGGTCAATCCGGTCTGTGATGAAGCTCACCTTCTCGGCCAGGTCGCTCATCAGGATGCGGCCGATGCTGTTCCTTGCGATCCCGTTCGCGTCAATCGTGATCCTGCCTTCTTCGAGCTCCTTCTCGATCCTTGCCAGTTCCTTCTCTGCTTCCTTCTTCCAGAACGCTCCAAGGGCTCCGCTAAGTTCTCTTTCAAATCTTGTCATCTTTCTGGTCCTCCGTTTTTTCGTGTGTGTTTTCCCTTTCGGTAGCCTATATATCACTCTAAAGCACAGATATATCCACTACTTTCGGAGGCATGAAGTGCACAAAGATACAAGCCGGAGATTGTGTATATTTGTAACGGCAAAAGACCCTCGCTGGACCTCCTGCCGGGTTCCTTTCTTACTCGTTCAGCAGGTATCGGTAGGTTCCTTTCGGATTCTGTGTGGTCTGCTCGTCATCCAGGAGCCGGATGGTAGCGTTGAAGCGGCGTTTCAGTTCCTTCTTGATGAGGCGCTGGGCGATTTCCCGGTCCTCCTTGCTGATCCTCTTTGCTTCCCAGGCGTAAGCCTCGATCAGTTCCTCCGTGGTCCAAAGTCTGTAATCACAAATCCCTTCCAATCTCGCTCTGCTTGCCATGTTCCTGTCCTCCTTTTACTCAAATGGTAATGGCTCTTTGTCCATCCAGCTCTCTGTGTTTTCCTGCTCAATCCTCTTGATGTCCTCTTCGTCCGGCTGCGGTTCCCAGCAGCGGCTGGGAAGGTCGTGCCTGTCGGCTGCCAGCTCTTTTCTCTGGTCCATGGTGCCCTCCTTACTGCTGCATCGCCCAGGCGATGGCGTGGCCATCGTCTTCAAAATCAACCTCGCTGGCTGTGGCAAGCCCGATCGTCCCTTCGCAGGAAAAGTCATCGTCGAGGTGCTCGTAAACCGCTCCGAAGTAGCTCGGCTTTCCTTTCCCGTTGTAGTAATGCCCCGCCAGCAGGACCTTGTCCCCGAAGGTAAGGATCTTACTGAAGCGACATTCGAGGTCTTCAAGGGTGGTAGGGTTCGGCAGGCGGTAGGTCCTTTCTGCTCTTTCGATCGTCATTGTTTTCATCCTCCTTTTCTTTCGGTAGTCTATATATCACTCTAAAGCACAGATATATCCACTACTTTCGGAGGCATGTACTGCACAAAATAGTGTGACAGAAATTGTGTATTTTAAAAGCCATAGGAAGCAAGGTCAATCGATCCGCCCTTCCTCGGCATAGGTGCGATCCCACTGGCACGGAGGATAGCGTCTACCTCTGTATCTGACAGGACACGGAGCACGCGAATGTTGCCGGCGATCACCCAGTCACCGTACATCTGCGGGCTGGTCCTGTAGCGGTAATATCCATCCGCAGGTACATGTGTCAGATAGGCGTTCCGCGGTATCAGCACCCCTGCTGCATTCATCCCCCGCTGATAGGCTTCCTCCTGGTAGCTGATCCGGTCGGAGTATTCACACTCGCACCAGACGGTATCCGGCCGCTGGTATTTCACCTGTCCGCCTTCCTTCACCCCGATATGCGTGGCAATCGGCAGGTCTGACAGGTGCCAGCCGGGCCGGAAGCACAGAGGGCCGAGCCGGCTCTTCACCTTCCCGTCCGGCAGCCGGACTCCCTCCTTGGCCGGCAGCCATACGCCCATCCCTGTCTCACGGTCGGCAAGGACGAACATCGGATACAGCTTTCCGGGATGTTGCCTTGTGACCCGGAACAGCTTGTATCCGATCATCGTTCTCCTCCTTTATTCCGTTCTTCCTGTCATGATGAAGTGCACGTACTCACTGGTGTGGTCGATCAGGAAGATCACCAGCTCGCAGTAGCCTTCCCGGTTGGCGATCTGCTGCACCATCGGCACGTCGAACATGTTGGTCTCCCCGGTCGCCCGGATCGCGAGGATCTGCTCCTTCACCGTCTCGGTGAACTCACCGACGAGGATGCGCACCCTGTCGGCCCCGTAGGCGACGTTGAGCCCGCTCCCGTTGTCCCATCGGACGAGGATGCTCCCCGCGTCGTCGACGCCCTGCACGGTCCCCCTGGTCCCCGGCGGCGGGGCCTGCGGGTCATCCATCCGCACGAGCTCCACCCTCGTACCCTCCGGGTACTCGCTCCTCAGTTTCTCCACTATCTCTTTTCCTGGCAGCTTCATGTTCTTCTCCTTTCTGAAGGAAATACCCTTCTACTGCCCTGAGCCCGCCGGCGGCGGGCAGGGCGGCAGGAGGCTGTCCCCTTCTCAGGACGCCCTCCCGTTCCGGAAGGCTGTGTCGCCCTCGAGATTCCTTGTCAGGATCAGGCGGGCCGTTCCGAACTCGTCCCCGATGAAGCCCAGGCGGAGGAGCCATGTCCGCATCGCGTATCTGGGGTTCTCTGTCTGCTGGGGCTTTGCGCTCGCGGTCTTTACCTGCTTGGCCATCTGGCTGAGCGCCAGGCATAGCTGGATGTAGCTCTTGAGCTCGCCTGCGTGGAGGCCGTTCCGCTTTCCGCCTTCCGGGTTCGCGAACTGGAAGAGGCGGAACTCGATGGTGCCTTTTGTGAAGGCCGCGTGGAGGTTCAGCATATGGTAGCGGCTGTCGTTGTAATGGCGGGTCCGTCCGTAACTTGCTCCGTTCCCTTCGTACCAGGTGTCCGCGAGGGCCTGCATGGTCCGGGGCTTCTCTTTGTTGAGGCGGCTCAGGAATTCCGGGTTGACCGTGCGGCAGTAGCGGCTTATGCGGTAGCGGTCCAGGCGGAGGGCGCTGATGAGGAGCTCCTCGTGGCCCGCCATGATGTTGGCAAGGTTCCTGAGGGTCTGCGGCGTGTGTCCTGCCGCCCCGATGTGTATGTGCACCCCGCAGGTGTGGGCCGGGTCACTCTTCGCGCCTGCGTGTCTCAGCTTCCTCACCAGTTCCTGCAGGCTTTCGATGTCCTTGTATGTCAGGATCGGCGTCACCATCTCGCAGCGTTCGCTGTCTGTTCTTGCCCTGATGCTGCTGTCCCTCTGGAATTTCCATTCCCTGCCCTCGCCGTCCCAGGCGCTCCAGGTGCAGTAGCCGTTCTCGGCTGCCGTGTCCCTGCATCGACCGGTGCCGAAGTAGATGGCCGCGATCCTTGCGGCTTCCCTCCTTTCGATGCCGTACATCTCGATCTCGACCCCGATGGTCTGGTTCTTCATCTCTTCGATCTGCTTCCTTGTTGCTTCCTTCATGGCTCTGGCTCCTTTCGCGGGGGTGTGTTTTTTGTTAGTGTATATATCACTCTAAAGCACACATTTATCCACTACTTTCGGAGCCATATACCTGCCAGATATCTGCCTTTGGGATTGTGCAGTTTATGCCTTCCTGCCCCCGTTCTTGAAAGCCGCTGAGCCGGTAAGGCGGCCAAGAAGGACCTTCCGCTCGGCTTTGTATCCGTCACCGATCATCCCAAGTCGGAGCAGGAAGCATCGGAACTCGTATTTCTCGTTGACGATCTCCGTGTTCTTCGTGTTGATGCGCTTCTGCCGGACTGCCATCCCGCAGAGCTTCTCGATGAAGACTGTGTACGCGCATACCTCCTCCGGGGTGGCATTAGCCGGGAACCAGGGGAAGGTCACTTTACCATCGCCGGTCTCGACCGGAAGGTCATCCGTCTGGAAGGCCCGCTTCATGAGCCCGCCCTTAGATCCGACAAGCCGCTCCAGGTTCTTCATGGCCGTCTCGCTGAGCATGGATGCCGGCACGCTTATGGAGACGCATGCCTCTTCCGGCTCCCGTGCCTCCTCCGGGACGAACCCGTCCCCAGTCAGGCAGTGCACCAGCCTCTCCATCGCGTCCGCGTCTCCGTCCGTGCTGAGCTCCCCGTCCTTCGAGACCGTGTAGTCCCCGACCCGGTATGCCGCGCTCGGCATCCCCATGTACTTTGCTTTCGTCTGCAGGATTCCGCTGATCCCGTCCACCAGTGCCTTCCTGTCCTTCCCTGTCACGTTGAAATGGTACGTCATGGATGTGTCCTCCTTTTTCTATGGTAGTCCACATATTCCCGTACATCCGCCGGGATAGCAAGGCGGGATAGTGTACAAAACATGGCGGCGCGGTTTGTGCATTACTGCCCGTCCGCCCAGGCGATCCCCGCAAGGACGAACCATACGCAGGGGAGCGCCACGCCGTTGCCCCACAGCCTGTACTCGGCAGAGTCGAGGTGCGGGTCCTTCAGCCATTTAACGACCTGCTTCCTGGTCTTCGGCCTCTTCGCATGGGTCACCGCCCTCCGGTGCTCCTCGAAGACGCCCTCCCAGAAAGCTGTCTCCTCATCTAAAGGTTCCTCGGTCCCCAGCCCCCGGCACCACCAGTCCGGGAAGCCCTGCAGCCTCGCGCACTCCGTGGGGGTCAGCCTGCGGACGATGTAGTGGGGCTCGGCACTGATGACGGGCGGCTCCTTATACTCGGTCGCCACGAGAGTCCCGAGCGCCGGGCCGTCGGAGAACTGGGTCAGGTGGGAGTTCTTCGTGCCGTGGTAGACGGGAGCCGCCACGCCGTGCTGCTCCGTGGCGTTGAGCGTGTACATGGCGTCAGCCGAGTTCCACCCGTCCCCCTTGTGGCTCGGGCGCTGACCGTTCCCCTCCAGGGGGTAGGCCTTCCCGACCACGGCGATCCCTCCCTGGTTGCATCCGGGGTTCCCGCCGTTCGTGTCGAGCGTGCGTGAGGTCTCCGCCTCGTAGATCCCGGAGCGGGGGTTGCCGGACAGCATCGCGTGGCTCCGGTCGGAGCTGATGCCGAAGGCGGACGGCGCGAACAGCGTCTGGTCATTGTTCGTGGCGAGCGTGGCGGACTTGTCCTCCTGCACGAGCGCGCCCTTGCCCCCGCCTTCCTTCCCGCAGCGGATCTTCAGCGTGTACGGGACGAGAGGGCCGTCAGGCGTCATGATGAGCGGCACGTTGTTCCCTCCGGTCCCCATCCGGCCCGTCAGTGTCTGGATGGCGCCGCCCTCATCGATCCTGATCCGGCAGTCAGCCGGGTGGTGCTCCAGGGCGACCGCCGCGGGGACCACCCCCGCGCGGAGCGTGGGCGAGGTCTCGTCCTTATAACCGATGGAGCGTGACTTCGCGGAATGTTCCGTGCAGAAGCCCGCCGCCATCACCACGGGAGGGTGCCCGTGGTCCTGGGCGCGGAGCGTCCCCGCCATGCCGTCGGACACGTTCATCCTGTCGCCGCCCTGGTCGTTCAGGCAGATGCCGCCTGCCGCATGAGCGCCTCTTCCAGGATCGCGGGCAGCTGCTTTCCACGCTTCGAAGCCCTCCGCAGAATACCCAGACAGGCCTTCGGACTTAAATAGTATGTCTCCGGCACGTCCGCCTCCAAGATCTGCGACAAGGAAGATCCTCGCCCTTCTCTGGGGCACGCCCCAGTGCTGAGCATCGAGAAGCCTGTAAGCCACGCTCCATCCGTCTCCCATGTATACGTCGGCGTAGGGCCACCCGTTCTTCTGAGGCGCAGGCACCTCGGCGGCCGGCTCTTTGATGCCGATGACCGCTTCGAGGACTGCCCTGAAGTCCTCGCCCCCGTTGCTGCTGAACGCCCCGGGGACGTTCTCCCATACGATGTACCTCGGTCTCTCTCCATTGGTCTCCTCCCTCATTTCCTTTATGATGCGGATGGCTTCATGGAACAGGCCGCTCCGCTCCCCGCCGAGCCCTGCCCTGCGCCCCGCCACTGACATGTCCTGGCACGGGCTGCCGAATGTGATGATGTCGACGGGCGGGAGCTCCGCCCCGGACAGTTTCGACACGTCCCCGTAGTGCTTCATGCCCGGCAGGCGCTTCGTCGTCACCCTTATGGCGAACGGCTCGACCTCTGACGCCCACACGGGTTCGATCCCCGCGAGGATCCCTGCCAAAGGAAAACCCCCGGAGCCATCGAATAGGCTTCCGAGGGTCAGTGTTCTCTTATTCATTTCCGGCGTCCTCCATTTCTGCCAGTGCTTCCCCATACGTTAGGTGCTGCCCTCCGCGGACCACATACACATCCTCCCCCGCGCCGTGCTCCCCGCACCAGGCGAGGTACCTCTTCACGATCACGTCGGCGAATTTCGGGTCGAGCTCGCAGCCGTAACATATACGGTCCGTCTCGCAGCAGGCGATCAGCGTGCTCCCGCTGCCGAGGAAGGGGTCGAGGACGGTGCAGTGCTGCATGGACGAGTTCCTGACCGGGTAGGCGATGAGAGCCACCGGCTTCATGGTCGGGTGCTCTTTCGAGGTGGACGGGCGGTCGTATTCCCAGACAGTCGTCTGGCTCCTGTCGGAGTACCAGCAGTGCTTCCCTTCCTTTTTCCATCCGAAGAGGATGGGCTCGTGCTGCCACTGGTACGGGCTGTGCCCGGGCACCAGGCGGTCCTTCTTCCAGATGCAGCACTCAGAGAGGTGGAACCCCGCTTCCTCGAATGCCCTGCGGAAGGTGAGCCCGTGGCTGTCGGAATGGAACACGTAGATCGAGGCATCATCCGTCATGTTCCGCTCCATGTTTCGGAAAGCGGCGAGCAGGAACTCCCCGAACTTCTCCTCGTCCATGTTGTCGTTCTGGATCTTGGACTTTGAGGACCACCCCTCGAAGTCGACGTTGTAGGGCGGGTCCGTCACTACGAGCTGCGCCTTCTCCCCCTCCATCAGGGATGCGAACGTCTCTGGGAGCGTGCTGTCCCCGCAGATGAAGCGGTGCTTCCCGAGATGCCAGACGTCCCCCGGCTTTGAGAACACGGGCTTCGCGAGCTCCGCGTCCATGTCGAAGCCGTCCTCCTGCACGTCCCTGGAATGGACCTTGTTGAAGAGCGTCCCGATCTCCGGCGGGTCGAATCCCGTCTTGCCGAGGTCGAAGTCCGAGTCCTGGATGTCCTTCAGCAGGTCCGCCAGGAGGTCCTCGTCCCACGCGCCCGTGATCTTGTTGAGCGCGATGTTGAGCGCCTTCTCGCGCACCTTGTCGACGTCGACCACGGCGCACGGCACCTCCGTGTACCCGAGCGCCTCGGCAACGCTGAGCCGCTGGTGGCCGCCGATGATCGTCATGTCAGCGTTCACCACCAGGGGGTCGGCGAAACCGAACTCCTCGATTGATCCCTTTATCTTCTCGTACTCCCTGTCCCCCGGCTTCAGTTTCCTGCGTGGGTTATATGCCGCCGGCTTCAGCACTGATACCGGCAACACCTTCAGTTCTGCTGTCCTCAACCTTCTCTCCTTCCCGCGCCCTGCGGCGCTGCCTCCTCTTATCGAACGTCCACCTGCACCTGTCCGAGCAGAAGCTGCGGGGCCTCCCCCTGCTGTTCCGCTCCACAGGCGCACCGCACTCCGGGCAGAACCGTTTCGCGCAGGCGTCCGTGAATTCAGTGATGTCCATACGTCCTCCTGTCCACGTAAATGCGTGCCCGGGCCGTGGATCCCTAAAAATGGGCATGAAAAAAGCAGCGGTGGATATTGCTCCATCACTGCTCTGGTGTTACTGTATTGCGCTAAGCCAATGCCTGCGTTTTTCTTTATCCTATGCGCCTTAACGGCATCCCGGGATCCGTTTTGCGGACTCTGTTCTGAGGGCATGCCTGCGCTCCGGGGCCCCCCTATGCAATTTCGCGGATTTTCACACGAGAGGGGGCGGCGGTCATGGCACACTTCAGCGTAGAGAAGTGACCCCGGCCCCTGGAGGGGGACAAGATCATTTCATATTCAGCACATTGAATATCATCTGCGGTGGTGCTTGTACTGGCAATTTGATATGTAATGATCGTCGCCCCAAAAGACTTTATCTTTGTAATAGCAATAGTCCTCGTAAGCATTATCAACATCACCATATTCCTGAACAACTTCTTCACGCTCACCTGTGTGTTTGTTGGTCAGCGTGTAAGATACTGTCCAATAATCATGCTCATCATATCTTCCGGGTTTTGTCTTTGTATGCAGCATTTTGTCATTCTCCTTTTCTATTTATACTTAATTGGTAGCTCTGATCAATAACGGTAAGTCGGCTTCGAGTCTTCACTCCCGGTCTTCCGGTCATGGTGCTTCTTGCAGAGCGGCTGCCAGTTAGCCCTGTCCCAGAAGAGCTTCTGGTCACCCCGGTGCGGGATGACGTGGTCCACGACCGTGGCCTTCACGAACTTCCCTTCCTCCCTGCACTTCACGCACAGCGGATGGTGCTTAAGGAATTCCTTCGAAGCTTTCCTCCATCTGTACCCGTAGCCCCGCTTCGGCGCGGGCCTTGAGTGCAGGGGCTTGTGCTCCGCACAGTATTTCTGGCCTGCAGGCACCAGGGCTGCACAGCCCGGATGCCCGCACGGCACGTTCGGTTTATATGGCATGGCGCTGTCCCTCCCGGATCTTCACGATACCATTGTATCAGCTTCCGGGAGTAAAAGCGTCCATGATATTACTCATTACTCCGGACCAGCTCTGCAGGCTCCTCTTTTTTCTCAGCGTCTTCCGCAGTCTGTCCTGTGTTTTCCTCTTTCTTCGTTGCCGGCTTGATCCTCACCTCTCCACAGTTCGCGGCATTTGCCGACATTTCATAATCATTAGCAATCCCCGCTCTTGCGGTCTTGCTGCACTCGTTGATCCCAAAGATTGCCACGACCGCGAGCAGGGCTGCGATCAGTCCGCCGTTCTCACTCTGAAATATCTTTTCCATCATATTTCTTCTCTCCTTCATGATTTTCCTTTGATCCATAGTAACTGAGTACTTCAAGTGCAAATTCTATTATCTTTTTGTCATCGATAAGATCTGGGTCCTCTTCACAAACAGCCAATAAACAGTTCCGGATCAATTCTTCAGAAAGCTTTAAGAAATCGTCCTGATGCAAAAATTCGCTACCGAGAAACCTGTGCATGTAAGCTAAAAGTTCCCTAGCTGCCTCTTCAGTCTTCTGATCACTGAGTTCACAACCTATTCGTTCACTCAGTAATTCGTATACAGGCTCGATTCCATCGATGAAATCCAATATATATTTCCGATTGGCAGCGTCGGCAACAAACTCAGCAGTACCTTTCCCGCCTATTTCGTCAATTTGCCTGGCTATACCGCCGTCGGAAGAAAAAATCACCACGCAGCTTAACAGTACCTGTGGCAAAGGTGTGTCCCTGCCACAAAAATTCCCTAACCATTCTGAAAGTCTTTCAACGGCAGCCTGGGCTTCATCAGATTCAGGCTCACTGGACTTTACCTGTCCAAATTGCTCAGCGATCTCATGATATTCGCTCATCAGTTTACGCGAAGTCCTGAAGTCCTGATTCACAAGCTCTGAATACCGTGGTGACCGCATTACTTCTTTAACGAACTCTGTCAGTCTATCATCATGTAGCAGCTCAAAGCTAGCCCAGCCTGTACCGATCTGCTTTGCGATCTCTGCGTACATGATAAGGTATTCCAACCTTTCTTTTTCTTCTTGAAGTACATGAATCTGTTTTTCTAATACTTCTAATGAATCATAGCCGGGACTATTCATGATCTTCTTAATGTCTGCCAGTTCCATACGCAGATACTTAAAGACCAAGACTTGCTGTAGTCTTTCAAGATCTTGTTCATCATAGTCACGATAGCCGTTACTGTCTCTACCAGGACAAACCAGCCCTTCATCATCGTAGTATTGAAGATTCCTCACCGATACACCTGTGATTTCCGATACTTCCTTTATCCTCATTGGCTCACCTCCCGATACCTATCATAAACTATCCAGTCAACTGGATGGCAAGTATTTTTTATATTTTTGTTAAAAAAACGGCTACTAAGTAATCCGTAGCCGTTCCAAGTGTCATTCCTTGCCGAACAGCAGCACCTGCAGGTGCGTCAGGGCCCTGTTCTTCTTGTTGTAGGCGGACGACCTCTCGATACTGTACCGTTCGCAGATGTCATAGACCGCGCCCGTCTGCCCGAGGCTGTCATCATAGAAAGTCTCAAGCACGTACTGCTCATCCTCTGAGAGCTGCTCCCATGCAGGGCGGAACCAGTCCATGTACTCCGCCGCCTGCCGGTAGCGTTCCTTCAGGATGTCGATCTCCTCGATGCCGTCCAGTATCCTGTCCTCCCCGGCACCGGGGTCGTGCCCGTGAGGCATGCCGTCCCAGGCGGGGCTGGCGAGCCCGGACATCTTCTCCCGTTCTGCCTTGATGCTGTCCGCCGTGCTACTGATGATGAACTGCATGCTGCTGTAGTCCTTGATCGCCGCTACCGCGGCGGATCTCTTGTCCAGATACTTCCACATAATGCTCATGGCATCTCCCTCCGAAAATTGCATGTCAATGGGTTCCCGGATTGCCGTTAGGTTGCCAGGTGCGCCTTCACAGCCGAGATGAGGTTCTGCTGCGTCGTGTCCTTATGCTCAAGTGCTTTCAGGACATTCTCATCAACCGTATCCCTCGTCAGGATGTGATGGATCGTCACCACTTCTTTTTGCCCTTGCCGCCAGAGGCGTGCATTTGTTTGCTGATACATTTCAAGTGACCAGATCATCGAAAACCAGATCAATATATGGCCGCCTTTCTGAATATTCAGGCCGTGGGATGCGCTCGCTGGGGAGATAAGACCTACCTGTATTTTCCCATCGTTCCAATCTGCAATATCCTGATTACTCTTTATATCTCTCGGCTTATAGTCAAGCTCCGTCAGGTACTCCCGTATGCGGTCGTGATCGTGCTGATACCAGTACGCCACAAGGACGTTCTGTCCGTTCGCCTGCTCGATGAGGTCGGACAGCATCATGAGCTTCTGCCTGTGGATGACCCTCACCTGGCGCTCGTCGTTGTAGACAGCGCCGTTCGCCATCTGCAGGAGCTTGCCGGAAAGGACCGCCGCATTGGCGGCATCGATCGTATCGTCGCCGATCTCCACGAGGAGCTCCTTCTTCATGGCATCGTACAGCTTCCGCTCGTCCGGCTCCATGTCCACGAAGTGATCGACCATCACCTGCTCCGGCATGTCGAGGTAGTCCAGCGCCTTCATGGATACAGTGATGTCGGAGATTCGGCTGTAGATTGCTTCCTCCGCGCCAGGCAGCGGTACGTAGCTGTACACAACTCCGGTGTACGGGTTCATGCCCGCTGCCTTGAAGTACGACTCCCGGAACCTGCCGATGAACCGTCCGAGCCTCTTGCCGTTGTCGATCAGGTACGTCTCTGCCCAGAGATCCAGGAGCCCGTTGCTGGCAGGCGTCCCGGTGAGCCCCACTATGCGCTTTATCTGCGGCCGTACCTTCCTGAGTGCCTTCCACCGCTGGCTCTGGTGGTTCTTGAAGGATGAGAGCTCGTCGATCACCACCATGTCGAAGGGCCACGGTATGTGCCTCTTGTCCAGATAGCCGACCAGCCATTTCACATTCTCCCTGTTGATCACGTAGATGTCTGCCGGCATCTTCATGGCTGCCTCACGCTGCTTTGCATTTCCCACAATTACGGACATCTGCAAAAAATGTGCGTGCTCCCAGTTGTCTCGCTCCTCCGGCCAGACAGTCTTGGCGACGCGCAGCGGGGCGATGACCAGCACCTTTCCCACGTCGAAGCTGTCGAACATCAGGTCCAGTATGGCGGTAAGGGAAATGCAGCTCTTGCCAAGCCCCATCTCAAGTATCAGCATTGCCTCAGGATGCTCCTTCAGGAATCCGACGCAGAATTCCTGGTATTCATGTAAGTCACTTCTTTTCATCTATTTTCCTCATCATTCTGTGTAATAGCGCAGGTCCGTCCAGGTCTGTCAGTGCTTCGAAATACTGTGAACAGAAGAAGTTTGTTATCTCCCGGACGGAATCCTGTGCCTTCTTATCGTACGGATGCTTTCTCAGCCTCCGGTAAGCATGCTGGAAATCCTTCACTGCCCGCAGGATGATGGCATCTGCCAAAGCCCGGTAATGCTCCTCACGCATGGAGTTCCCTCCACGTGATGATCCCGATGGTCCCTGCCACAGCGGATAGGGCTTTCCGGTCAATATCACTCTCACGGATCAGACCCGCAATGATCTCCGACTGTTTCCGCAGAGCCTCCATCACCTCTGTATGGTGTTCCCCTGCTCCTTTGAGCTCTGCTTCCAGGTCCTCGATATAGCCTGCATCAAGTTCCTTCTCTGACAGCAAGTCTTCCAGTTCCCTGCGGACCTCATATCCCAGGTACTCGTCCACCAGGGAAATGATGTCCTGCCCACTGAAAATGATATGTCTGCTCCCGTCCTTAAGCCCGATCACATGCGCCATGTATTTACCTCCTCTATGATCCCCGGTATCTGCTCCGGGCCGTCCAGCACGAAGACCGGGAACCCGAGCCTCCGCAGGATCGCGTGACGCCGCAGCTGCAAGGGTCCCGGCTTCTTCCCCGGTGCCTTCACCTCGACGAAACCGATCCGGCAGCCGGGCAGCAGCACCATCCGGTCCGGCATCCCGTCCATGCCCGGGGATACCAGCTTGGGGCAGATGCCGCCCCGTGCCTTTACCGCCGTCACGAGCCTGCGCTCGATCTCTTTCTCCCTCATAAATATCCTCCATCAGTAATTTTGTCAGTTTTGTCATCAGGCATCCCTTATTTTGTCAATATGCAGGAATGCACTGTTTATAGGGTTTCTGGGATATTGTCAGTTCTGTCAGTTTTGTCGTATAAGGCATAAATAAAGACATGAATAAATATAAATAAATAAAATAAGTCTTTTTTGCCTTTTATAGGGTGTCTGACAAAACTGACAAAACTCAAAAAGCCTTTGTTTTCAATGCTTCCCGCCTTGCGGACGCCCCTGACAGAACTCTGACAAATGTCTGACAGAATGACAAAATACCTCTTTCGTATGGGGATTGACCACATACTTCGGCAGTGGCGGCCTACCTGCCCCGCCCACCTTCTGCTGTACTTGGACGATATAGCCGTAGTCCTCCAGGAAGTCCAGCACGGGCTGGATGGCGGACGCAGTCCTGAAGCTGCTGCAATACCGCATGGCGGTCCGCCTGTCGAACTCGGTCAGGTCCTTCTCGGCGATCATCTTCAGGACCTTCTCAGCCTCTGTGTACATGGCGTTCACCGGCAGTACGTTGTAGACCGACTGCGCGTGGTTCAGGAAGTACCTCCCTAGCTTTATCGCATCCTCCATCGTTGCCCGGTCCACTACCAGCGGACCAGGGACGTCAAGGAAGTCGTGGCTCCGGTATGTGCCTGCACGGCAAAGGAGCCCGGCCAAGCGCAGCGTATTGCCGACGAGCTTTCCTGCCCAGTCCGACATCTCGGCAAGGTCCGTGACCAGCAGCAGCTCGATCTCCGATGCGAAGCTCGAGAGTGCCCTGGACGCTTCCGGCGATAAGGTAATGATCTCCGGCTTCCTCGGATACTCGTCCTCAAGAAGATCGATCATCTTCTGTTCGTAACTTTGATACACGTCCGGTGGCACCGGCGATGAATCGAAGTTACGCTTTCCCACGAACGAGACGGGCATGCTGTAAAGGAACCGGGCGGTCAGTCCTCTTCCCCTGAAAGTCGTATTGCTCATCACGGATGAGACCACGTTCGGCTGCGCCATGAGGAGAATCGTGAGCGACGGGTCCATGATGCTCTCGCTCTCCCTGCCGATACGGTCGACGCGGATCGTATCGCCGGAATATCCCTTCAGCATGACATCGATGTTGACGTTCTTCGTGTATATCCCGGCGAGGGTATCAAAGATGCCGCCCTCACTTGAGACCAGTGCTGCCCGGCCCTTGTTCTCTCCCATGACCGACACCAGCTTCTCGGTCGTGATATCGTCCACATAGAGCTGCATGGGCCGAACCTCCTCAAAATCAGCGATCTCTTTTGCTATGGACTCCATCTCACTGGTTTCCGCCTGCCCCTTGGAGACCTTGTCCTCTATCGCCCGCTGCCTTTTTTCCAGCACGCGCCTCTGCATCCTGCTTGCTTCCACGGCACCAGCGTTCCGAAGGTTGTACTGCTCCTCATAGGCATCGAGCGGCCTTACGATGCTGCTCTCAACCGCCGACTTCCTCTCGGACGGCGGGTTGACCACGATGAAGTACCCATTGAGCGGTTCCACCCAGTCCGCCTTCCCCTGGATCTTGTATTTCCCCTGCAGGCAGACGGCGATGGCGGCGAGCGCAGCTGTTCCCGCCATGTCGACCGGCGTCTGGGTGCTCTCCGCCACTGCCTTCACATAGTCACCGATCTCTCCCGGGAGTGCGTCAGACGGGAACGGTGAGACCGTGTACCTCCCGAACGGTATCGGCGGCTCCCACTTGTCCGGGATGCCCGTCCTGTACTCCTTCGGTGATACATAGGAAGGGTCCGTCAGGATCCTCTTCTCATAGAACCGCACCGCGCTCCGCCAGATGGTCTGCAGTTCCTTGTCCCCGAGCGGGGGCTGGCACTTTTCCGCTTCCCTGTAATACGCACTTTTGGATCCTTCTGTATTCCCTTCACGTTTCAGGTAGCGTACTGCCCAGTTGTACATCGTGCGGTTGCGGCTCCCTTCCGGTATCATGGGAGTGATATCCTCCTCAAGGACCGACTCGATTGTCCTGCTCCCGTCATGCCAGAAGACTTCCCCCGGGTCGCTGCCGTAAATGAAGCGCCCGGCGTCCAGGGCGTTATCATCGTAGAACGGATACATGATCTGGAGAGCCACCTTCAGTTCCTTATAGGCCTCCGGGTCTTTCGTTGGAGCGATACTGAAGTAGACATGGAACCGCGGCCTTGGGCCGTAGCTCTCCTTCTGCTTCATATGGTGCCTGCTGTAGCAGGCCGCGAACTGTATGTCCCCGTACTCCTCGGCGAGCGCCTCCGGCGTGATCCATCCGGCAGGGTCCTCCGTATGGTCGTTATCCACGTCCATGACCAGGCAGTCCGAGACGATGAAGTTGTCCTTTCCCCTGTAGAAGTTCCTGTATTCGGCACAGACATGGTCTTTCCGCACCGCTTCCGCGAGCGCCACTGCATCAGTGACCTCATGCCTGTGCGGATAGGTGCAGTTCTCCTGCACCCCCGTGACATCAGCTGTATATATTATCAGTTTCATCTGCATCTCCCTTTGTGTTCAAACCTGTCCCGCCGTCCCCGTCTCCGTGTCACTCCTCAAGGGCTTCCACCAGCGCCTGCAGGGCAAATGCCAGCGAGTCCACGAGTGCCATGATCTCCTCGTCACCGCAGACAGCGACCACGGCACTCCCGTTCTTCTCATCGGTACTGGCATAAAAGTCTGCTGACTTCGCGCTTAACCGGACATAAGCCCGTCCGCCTTCCCCGCGCCCTCCTCCGCAGAAGCCCGTCGTCCCGGCTTCCACTTCCAGGGCCGTCCTGCCGCACTCGGCACCCCTCTCGAATGTCGCGACATCTACACCGTTGATCCTCTTCTCATTCTTCCTTATTTCGAACATGCTGTACCTCCTCGTATTTATTCCGCCTCAAGCTTCCCTTATCCCGTGCGCAACCATATATGCCACCACCTCCTTCAGCATATCTCCCCCAAAAACCGTGGCTGATTCCAGGAAGGGACCAGGATTTCTTATGAGATTCTCTCCCCGCCCGGCATGGAGGCCGTTCCTGATGTCCACCGTGCTTTTATGGAGCTTTGGAAAAACGCAAAATGCGGCTCTTTTTGGACGCATTAAATATGAAAGAACTCGTTTCCCAGCTGGCAAGTGGGGCACGCCGGACAGGCGGTACTGCACTTTTCCCAAAAAAATACCGGATGTCCTGGAATCTCCTCCTGCTTTTGGGGGAGTAAAGACAGAAGGACAGGAAGCCCGGTAACGGGGAACGCCTTCAGAAAATTTTAATAAGCCCTGGAATCCATTCCCGTTTTTGGGTAGTAAGGGCAGAAAGGAGGTGTCAGGCATGGCACGGTGCAGGGACAGACCGGGTACGGCAGGAGCACGGCGTTAGGACAAGATCAGATTTACCGGAGGATCTTAACAGATGAAAAAGAATGAAATGGAAGCCCTCGTGGCAGGGCTCAGGAAGATCGGCGCGGACATTGCGGGACTCGCGGACGCGCTCGAAGGAAAACAGGAAAAAGGAGAGGATGTGCAGGCACCCGCGAAGACAGCATCCCTTGAGGAGGTCCGGGCGGTCCTCGCAGAAAAGGCTCGCAGCGGGTTCCGCGCGGAAGTGAAATCGCTCCTTGCGGCGCACGGGGCGAAACAGCTCTCGGACATCACTGGTCCGGCAGAGCTTGCGCAGGTCCTTGCGGAAGCAGAGGTGATTGGCAATGGGTAACCACGCATTCCTCTCCGCTTCGTCCAGCGCCCGGTGGACGGCATGCCCTCCAAGCGCCAAGCAGTGCGCCGAAGCGGAGGACAGGGGAAGCCCGTACGCCCAGCAGGGCTCGGACGCCCACGCGCTCTGCGAACATCTCCTGCTGGACGCGCTCGGAAGGGAGTCAGAGGACCCGGTGCCGGACCTCACGTGGTACGACGCGGAGATGCAGGAAGCCGCGGAGGGTTACAGGGACTTCGTCATGGAACAGATCGAGGACGCCAAAAGGTCCTGCCCCGACCCGTTGGTCTGCGTCGAACAGGTGCTGGACTTCTCCAAATGGGTGCCGCACGGTTTCGGCACGGCGGACGCCCTCATCATGGCGGACGGCCTGCTGCACGTCATCGACTTCAAGTTTGGCGTCGGCGTGATGGTCACAGCCGAGGGGAACACGCAGCTCTCATGCTACGCGCTCGGCGCGCTCGACACTTTCGGCAGCCTTTACAGGGCAGGGCGGGTGAAGCTCTCCATCTACCAGCCGCGCCGCGGCAATGCTGATACGTGGGAGACTACAGCTGACAGCATCTTCTCATGGGCAGACACAGTCCTCGCGCCCGCGGCAAGGCTGGCGTACGACGGGGGCGGCGAGTACCATGCCGGCGAGCACTGCCAGTTCTGTAAGATAAAGGCGGTCTGCCGGGAACGCGCGGCGTACAGCATGGAACTTGCAAAGTACGACTTCGCTGACGCGCCCACGCTGGACGCAGGCGAGATCGCCGATATACTGCCCCTGGCGGACAGCCTCGCGGCATGGGCATCGGACATCAAGGAATACGCCTTAAGGCAGGCACTCGCGGGGGTATCCTTCCCCGGATGGAAGGTCGTCGAGGGCAGGAGCAACAGGCGTTACACAAGCCCGGAGACAGTGGCTTCCATCGTCGAAGGGGCAGGTTATGATCCGTATGAAAAGAAGCTGCTCGGCGTCACGGCCATGCAGAAGCAGCTCGGAAAGAAAAAGTTCGAGGAACTGCTCGGCGGCTATGTCGAAAAACCGCAGGGCAGGCCGGTCTTAGCACCGGAAACAGACAAAAGGCCGCTGTTCAATACGGCCGCAGATGATTTCAAGGAGGAAACAGAATGAATAACCCGACAAAAGTGATCACAGGAAAGCACACAGTATTCTCTTATCTCAACGTCAATGAGCCGAAAGCCCCCCTCGGCGGCGGGACCCCCAAGTACTCCGCCAGCCTCATCATCCCGAAGTCTGACACGGTCACCGTGGAGAAGGTCCGCGCGGCTATCCAGGCAGCATATGAGGAAGGCCAGTCCAAGCTCAAGGGCAGCGGCAGGTCCGTCCCGCCCCTCAGCTCCATCAAGACTCCCCTGCGCGACGGTGACAAGGAGCGCCCGGATGACTCGGCCTACGCCGGCTGCTGGTTCATCAACGCGAACAGCACGACCAAGCCCGGCGTGGTCGACGGGGACCGCCAGCCCATCCTTGACACAAGCGAGCTCTACTCCGGGATCATCGGAAGGGCGAGCATCAGCTTCTATGCCTTCAACGTGAACGGCAACCGCGGGATCGCGTGCGGCCTCAACAACCTCCAGAAGCTCTCCGACGGGGAGCCGCTGGGCGGGCACAGCCGTGCCGAGGATGATTTCGCAGGCCTGGATGACGATGAAGATGATGAGGGCTTCCTTGCCTGAGCAATCCCACCAGTCCACAGGGCGGCAGGCGTTAGCATTCTGCCGCCCTCCTTTCAAAAAATGGAGGAAGATATGTCAATATATGATATGATCAACAGATTCGTAAACTCGCTGACGTTATACACGATCCACGGGATCTGCATCGGCTTCTGGATGCTCCTCATCGCCGATGTCTGGAAGTGGTTCTGGGGGATCCTTAAAGCGTTCTTCGCTGACCTTTTCCCGGGCAGGGGAAAAGAGAAGGATCCCGGGGACGGTGAGCCATGATGTACGGCTCGGCGGCAGAAGCCCTTATCGCGATGGGGCTCAGCCTGTCCATCATCGTCATGGCGGCAGGCATTTTGTATCTGGCAGCGGTCCTCATCGGATGGGCGCTGAGAAAAAGGAAATAAGCACTCTCTGCGGCGGATCGACAGCATCCGCCGCTTTTTTGAAAGGAACCGGTATGAGAATAGAATCGCTTTCCCTTGATCTGGAGACCCGGAGCAGCATTGATATTTCGAAGTGCGGTGTATATAGATATGCCGAGAGCCCCGACTTTGGCATCCTGCTCTTCAGCGTCTCTGTCAATAAAGGCCCGGTGGTGGTCTATGACCTCGCCTGTGGGGATACCGTCCCCGAGGAGATCATCGCCGCCCTCTCCGATGAACGGGTGACGAAATGGGCGTTCAACGCCAGCTTCGAGCGGGTCTGCCTGTCCGCCTGGCTGCGCCGGCACTACCCGCAGTACTTCCGCTCCTACGGAATCCCCGGGGATCCGGTCAGGAATTACCTCGATCCTTCCTCATGGAAGTGCACCATGGTATGGGCCGCCTACAACGGCCTTCCCCTCTCCCTTGAGAAGGCCGGCGCTGTGCTCGGCTTCGAGGAGCAGAAACTGAAAGAAGGCAAAGAGCTGATACGCTACTTCTGCTGCCCCTGCAGGCCTACGAAGAGCAACGGCGGGCGTACCTGGAACCTCCCGGAACATGCGCCGGACAAATGGGCGCTGTTCAAGAGATACAATGAGCGCGATGTGCAGGTGGAGATGCAGATCCAGGACCGGCTGAAGAACTACCCGGTCCCGGGCTTCGTATGGGACGAGTACCACCTCGACCAGGAGATAAACGACCGGGGCATCATGGTCGACCGGGGTGTCGTTGAACAGGCGATCCACATAGACGCTCTCGCGAAAGAAGACCTGACGAACAGGATGATAGAACGTACAGGGCTCGAAAACCCGAACTCTGTCCAGCAGCTGCAGGGCTGGCTACATGGGCACGGGTTCCCGATGGAAACACTCGGAAAGAAGGAAGTGGCCGCAGCCATTAAAGATGCCCCGCAGGAGATCCGGGATGTCCTCTCCCTCAGGCTGCAGCTCGCAAAGAGCAGCGTCAAAAAATACCAGGCAATGCAGAACGCCGTCTGCGCTGATGGCAGGTGCCATGGGATGTTCCAGTTCTACGGGGCAAGCCGTTCAGGCAGGTGGGCGGGCAGGCTGATACAGCTGCAGAACCTGCCCCAGAACCATATGGCCGATCTGGAGCAGGCAAGGGACCTGGTGAAAGCCAGGGATTACGAAATGCTGGAGATGCTATACTCCTCCGTCCCAGGTGTCCTTTCCGAACTGATCCGTACCGCCTTTGTGCCCTGCCCCGGATACAAGTTCATCGTAGCGGACTTCTCGGCCATCGAAGCCAGGGTGCTCTCGCACCTTGCCGGTGAAGGATGGCGCACTGAGGTCTTCCGCCTGGGACGTGATATCTACTGTGAATCAGCGTCAAGGATGTTCGGAGTCCCGGTAGAAAAGCACGGCCGCAACTCCCATCTCAGGCAGAAGGGCAAGATCGCCGAGCTGGCTTTGGGCTACGGCGGCTCTGCGGGGGCGCTGAAGGCGATGGGAGCCTTGGACATGGGACTGTCTGAAGATGAACTACAGCCCCTTGTGGAGATGTGGCGCAATTCGAATCCTAACATCGTAAATTACTGGCGGCAGGTCGATGCAGCCGTAAAACTGGCTGTCCGGCAGCACAAAGCTTCATGCGTAGGTCCCGTAAAGTTCAGCTGCAGATCCGGGATGCTCTTCATTGAACTACCCTCAGGCAGGCGGCTTGCATACGTAAAACCGCAGATAGGCATCAACCGTTTCGGAGGAGAATCCGTCACATACATGGGTACGGACACCACAAAAAAGTGGAACCGGATCGAGAGCTACGGACCTAAATTCGTAGAGAACATCGTCCAGGCAGTCAGCCGTGACATCCTCTGCCACTCCATGATGTCATTGTCCGGCTACAGCATCGTCGGGCATGTCCATGACGAAGTCATCATAGAGTGCCCGGACGAAACGGAAGTGGAAGCCATCTGCAATACTATGGCACAGGCACCTCCCTGGATGCCGAACCTGCTGCTCAGGGCAGACGGGTATGAATGCCCCTTTTATATGAAGGCATAATAAAAAGGGTCTCTGACAGAGATCCTTTTTTCATTCCGATATTCATCCGAGCTCACTAATATCTTTTTGAATTCTCCCAATCTGCTCCTGTAATAGCTCTATATACTTATTATGGAATCTTTCAACGGAAGCCATATACTCTGTTATTGTCGTGTATAAAACTTCCTCCCCTGATTCATGTGCAATGCACTCAAGAAGAGGATGTTTGTATTTATCCGGCATTCCAATAGTTTCTCTTATTTCCTTTTTTAAGTCCTCATCAAAGAGAATAACTGTCTTTTCTGCACTACCCCTTAGCAAATCTTGTCTTTCAAAGTATTTATCGACAAGTTCTGTCGGATTAACCAGCCTTTCTCCTGGCGGAGTAAGCGAAGAGGCACGAATCTCTTGTGCTATAGACGGTAATGAAGCAATTACAAAGTATTCATTCGTCAGAGCATCATATCTCTTCTGATCAAAGAAGAACTGCTGCTTCAGGGATTCAAGCTGTTTTATCCTCTTATTATTGAAAAGTGAAGTAATGAGAGAAAAAATACCGGTGACTAAAGAAGCTATTACACCCGCGGACAGCAATGTCATTATCAGGTCATTATACATATGCATACCTCCTTGAATTATTATATTAACTAATGGGCAGTCAATCAAGCGTGAAAAAGCAGCACCCCGTTCTGGGATGCTGCCCTTTTATATATCAAGCGTTGTAATATTTACGCCAGCGGTCCTTGATACGGTCCCACTGGGAGTAATACCATGGTGTCTTCCCGACGTCTTTATTGAGCTTCCTCATGATCTCATCACGGGTGTACCCGCACTCGTCCCACTCAATGATATCGGCAAGCACGGGGACCTCTCTGCGGAGCTGATCCCGGAACTCCTCCCACATGACGTTCGTGATTGCTTCATCAGCTGTCGGGTCTTCAGTCACAACGGAGGACTTTACCGTCTCGGCAATATCTTCATAAGATACGTCCCCATCTTCGTACACCACTGCCCCGAGCTTCTTCGGGCACAAATCACTATAGCAGCTGATGCTGTCCGGACAGGCAATTTCCTTTCCAGTCTTAGGGCTCTTAATCGTGCAGCGTTTCTTCCTCTCTTCCTTCTTGCACTCCGCTTTCTCCATGGCGACATAGGCTTCCGCCCCGGCAGTCTCAGCTTCGTCAATCGTCTCCATGATGACCAGCTTGGTCGTCCCGCTGAAGCGGTGCCAAGTGACGAACCCACGGTCAACCCCTCTGCGCCTGATGTCCTCTTCATCTGTCGGCACCGGGACGAACTTCTTGCCCTTTGGCGGACAGCTGAAATCGATCCTGCCGTTATTCCTGACCGTGTAACCGAGTTTCTCAAAATTGTTCTTTGCCATGATACCTGCTCTCCTTTGTCATGCATTTGTTTTTGGCTGCATGAAACGGAGAGCCGTGTATCTGACCTGGAAAAAGGGTGCACGAATCTGACCGAACCAGAAGTGCCGTATGATTGGCTTCTCCGTTTCAGTTCGTGCCTCCCCTGTTCACTGGATTGGCTCCGTATTCAGTTGTCGCTCCTGGCCGCAGTGGTGAACATCACCGGTGCTGCACTGCGGCTGGGCGGGACAGTTTAACGTCATGTCCGGGACATATTATTCTTATTGGTCTTTGTATTCTTTCCGGTTCTTTTGCAGAAAAAAATCGGAGCTGGAAAAACTGCTGTGCAGTTATCTTTTCCAGCCCCGATTGGCTCTTCGCCATCCCCCATTGGATGGCGGCTCGTTATGCTCTTTTCCTTTTTACCGAGAATACCTTATACGATCCGTCGCGCTCCATCTTAACTTCGGCATCAGTCTCCTGGTCGACGGTCTCCACGACTTTCCGCCACATTTCAACTTTATCCAGTCCCTTTTTATTATTTGTGTTTTTTTCATCTTTCAACTACTAACACCTCCCTGCGTATTTGGTTAATTATTAGCCCTCTTTCAAATCCGAACGGTTAGTGCCGATCAAAAAAAAGAACCCTCGTCTTATAATGAAGTTATTCTACATGAACACATATTCCCATGTCAACCACTCGAATGTATTTTCGTTATTTGCTCCAAGCATCTCTGCGACGCGAAACCAATTTCTAGTAATTTTTACCATCAAAAAACCATTTCTTTAACAGCTTCCAAATAGAGTTATCCTTTTTTGAATATTTTGGTTGACATATTGGAAATCAGTGCGTTATAATTTCGGTAAGTTCAGAGCCCGCTATGGAGGCGGTACTGCTACTTAAAAGGAGGAAAATCATCGATGCACTATTTAGTGTTCTTTCCTTGCCTAGGGAGAGAACAAACACATCTAAACCCTAACGATACGTGGGGAAAAAACCAAAAAAGGAGAGGATATCAGAATGGAAACATCACTAGGAGAACGGATCTCTGAACTATTGAAAAAGTACGGCCTCTCACAACGGGAACTTGCCGAAATGGTCGGCGTTACAGATGTTTCAATGTCCCGGTACATCCGGGGAGACCGCATGCCAAGAGGTCCGATTCTCGCGAACATTGCGGCAGCCCTGCACACTACACCGGAGTATCTTCTGAATCAGGAAACTGATGAAGACCCGGAACTAATGTATTACCGGACACAGAGGATCATCGCGCGTAACGCGAAGAAATGGACGGCAAAACAGAAAGCTGACCTTATCAACGCAATGATTATTGGCGAATGAACTACTTGGAAAGGAAGCTTGAAAATTGCACGGAGTACTAACATCAGAGCAATGCGAATCAGTCATCATACAGGTCATTGATATGTTCGAAGAATGCGGCATACACACCCTGCCAATCGACCCATTTGCCATTGCAGCCAAACTCCACTACGTATTGACACCTTATTCCATGCTAACACCGGAATACCTGAGGTATGCCTTGCTGATTGACAGTGACGGATTCTCCCGGGTCGGGCAAGATATTATTAATGGAATTCGCATGTACCGATACGTCATCTATTACAACGACCGGCAATATGCGCCACGAGTCCGTTGGACCCTGCTCCACGAGATCGGCCATTGCTACCTGGGGCATCACGACCATCCTGACGAAAGCTTGAACGTTTTTGAGGAGGCAGAGGCGAATCTGTTTGCCAAGTATGCTGCTGCGCCTTTACCCCTCATTAACAGGATGAGTGACCAGTCAGTAGCTGCCATAGCACACTTATTTTCTATCTCATACAAAGCGGCAACTTATGCCCAGGAATACTTCTATAAGTGGCTTCGCTGGGGACCGGACGATTACACGGATTATGAGATCCGGCTATTAGAGCTGTTTGATGTTGCGGCATAGTAGAAAAAAAAGAGGGCTTGTGCCGCTGCGCTTTTAGTGAGTGGCATAAGTCCTCTTAAGCGGTTAAAACCACAATATATAGTGTTTAATTAATTATATAGCACTATATATTGTGTTTTGTATTGACCATTCTGCAGTAATCTGATAGACTGGTCACAGTTCTCCTTCTTAATAAAAGAAGGAATCCAGAAAATCTCAGAGGAAGGAGGAAAAGCGAATGACGCTGACTGGATTATTCTGCGGTAATGAAGGTCTGCGGTATGGCACTGGCAGCATCTCTATTAAAGTGACCCGGGCATTCCGTATCAACCAGATCCATGAAATGGTTGAGCACGCTGTAAAAAGGTTCTTTCGGGTCGTTATGGCGCTGACCGGGACTGACAATAAAAGAGCAGCCATCAACAGACTGCGGCATACGCCTGACGTGCCCAAACGGTATCTCAGCGAATTGATCGATGAGCTGTTCGGCTATATCGACATGCTATGTTCGACAGTGTTGTCCGTCATGACCTACAAGCCGCGTCCGGCAGCCCATATAGCCGCCGTCTGCTCTGGCCCCGATGTACTGGTCTGCCACAGCACCTTGCAGCAATGCCTGCCATACAGCCACAGCCTCTACCGCCATCAGAGCAGGGGCAGTGAAGAACCAGACTCCGAAAACGATAACTACTATAGTGAATAATTAAGCTCTAAGAACAGAAAACACAATCGAATAGTAAAGAATAATATCAGAAAAAAATATAGAGCTCGTCAACTAGTAGATTTCCTTATCGTTAAGGAGGAGACAAAAATGTCAAAAGAAAGTGACTATTTTCTTGATATTATGGATGACGCACTAGAGACATATGTCATCCCGGATGAATACGAAAAGCGGCGGCATGCAATCAATGAAAAAGCTGCCGCAATCAGAAGCAACCTCGGGCCGGCTATTTGCAAGGATTTCGATGATCTGCTATCCATGATTTTTGATCATGACACAAAAATGGCAGAAGATACTTTCCGGCTGGGGTTTGAGTGCGGATTGTCCCACGAAAACAAAGAAACAATTTGATATAGAGTTAAGGAGACAAATCAGCCTGCCAGGCCGCATGTGACTTGGCAGGCTTTTTATAATGTACTTCAACTAATAAATGCTAGGCAGAGATTTCTTATCTGTTGTTGGATGATACTCGTAGAACTTCTTCTTGTTTTGATTTGAGCAACATGCGGAGCCACGGGTCCAGATTACCTTTTTAGCATAAAGTGAACTGAATAACCAAATCCTTTAGTACAATGCACCTCCATATGCTTGAACCTTGATTTCCGATATTTGAAAAGAGCATTATCAAGATTACGAACAATGTTGGTCTTTGCTCCTGATACAATGTTCATGCTATTTCCGTCCTTACCTGCTACACTCACATCGACAAAAGAATCCTCTGGAAGCCCGATAACCATCCTAACTATTTCAGAAGGATCAACATCAACAAACTCATTTATTATTTCCTTCGATTGTGAATCACCTTCTCCGTAGAGATAGTCTTTAATTGTCTTTGCGATTCCATTCGCCAGGATAAAGGGGACTCCGTTTCCGATGGTTTTAAATTTGTCTGTAAGTGACATTTCTCCCGGAAGTTCAAATTCCTTCGGCAATGTTTGAAGGGCTAATGACTCAGCAACTGAAAGTCTCCTGGTCTCATACGGATGCAAATGCACTTCATTATTTCCATACGCAACTGTAGGTGAATATCTCCATCTATGGAGCCTTTTATATGATTTCTTGCTGTCATCACCTTCTTCCACAGTTTGCATCCGGACAAGCCCTGCTCTCGGCTGAAAATACTCTCCTGCATTCGGATGATTTGTAACATCGTTTTTCATGAACCAATGTTCAACAGTAAGCTCCCGCGGAATACCTGCAGGGCAGATAGTAGCACTTTTTTCACAATAAGGGTCCGTTTCCGGCCAAGGCAATTCTTTAACAGCCGCAAGATCATATTCCTGATACTTTCCCCATGGAAAGTCCAACATAGGAAACCTATTGCCTTGGAATAAGCGTTCGTTCGTTGAATCGAGCAAACCAAACATTAATATTCTGTCTCTATCCTGCGGCGCTCCAAATTCAAGGGCATTGGTCAGTCGTGCTGTTGTCTTATAGCCAGCTTCCTCGACCTTCTTTCGAAGTTCGTCAAAAAATTCTCGATGTCTTTTTGTTCTCCAGAGGCCTTTGACATTCTCAAAAAGAAAGAAATCTGGCTTTGTTTTCAAGATAAGTTCTATGTAGCTCAAAGAAAGCTTCCCGTTTTCCCCATCTTTTCCAGCCTGTTTCCCTGCAATAGAAAAATCCGGGCAGGGCGGTCCTCCTATAAATCCTACTAAGCTACCATCTCTCCGTGCATCAGCAACATACTTCCTTAATTCTTGGCTGCGTTTTCCAAGAAATTCGTTTATGTCAATATTAAAATACCCATACTGGGGCTTTTCCATATTCATCATACGTCTTGAATACTGATATGCATCCATAAAACTTTTCTGATATTCATTAACTAATACGATGTCAAAGCCCGCCTTTTCAAATCCAAGATCCAGGAATCCACTTCCTGAAAAAAAGGAAAATATTTTTATTTTTTTCCCAGGCATTACTTCTCCTTTGGCTGTCGAGGTTCGATAACCATATTTTTGTAAAACAACTTTCTTATTCCCCTTCATGGTCCGAAGCAATCCTTTACACCAGAATATTGCCCCCTGCCGTTACAAAACTGTTTTAGCAGGTTGCCGTAGGATCACTTCAAGCCCTGCGAGGTACTTCTTACTAAATATCTGCTTTCTAACACAACGACTTAATTCTATACCTTAAAGAATACATCATCAATGCATTTTTAATACTAAACGTCTAATTAATATTTTTCCATTCACCTCCTACGGTCAAAATATTCCGGCTTAGATTCTAGAATTTTCCGGTCGTATTCTGGCATATAAGCTATTAATTGCTCTTATTATGCTAGTTATCAAGCTTTTTCTGATTTTTATATGTGAACATTCTGTGAAAATTCCGGCTTATTATATACACTTTCACCTATATGTGATATGATAAAAGTGTACATTATTAATATGGAAGGAGGTCATTCAATGACAAGCACAAAATTCACTTGCGAAAATCTCGTTGATGCCATCGCCGCACTTCCCCGCAGCAATGTGTATAACTATATCAACCCATCGACTCACACAGTCCTTAAAATAAAAGATGTGGTTAAGCCCTACGGGCCAATTACGATATGTCGCTGGAACCCATCAAAGGGCGAGACAGAAAGTTCAGCCGAGTCTCAGACAATTTCTAAGGAAATGCTTTTCCGGCTTTCCAACGCAATATCAGAGGGGATGCCCATCAACATGGACCGAGTTTTTGGGGCTTCGTATAACACCCGCTCCGCCTTGGAATCCTTAATCTGCCATACGCCACAGGTATACTATTGCTATCCCGGACGTATCGAGAATAAAAACGGAGTCACCTCGATCAAGAATGGGCACAAGCATGTCATCTGGTTACCAGATGATCCACACGCACCGGGGGAGCTTACGGAAAGAAAGCTAAAGCACATGGAGATTAACGAGATTCCTACAAGGAGTGTCATCTACAACGCCTTAGAGCTGCCGACGAGCGTATGCGCAGTACCCGCGAAGCCACTCGATATTCATATCAAGCGTATGCATGCCCTGATGCAGATGGCGCTCTACGAAATCGGTAAAGGCTTTGGGATGGATACCTATATCGCTGCCAATGACGCAGGGATCAAATACAAAGGAAAGCTTCTCCACGAGCACGACCACATTGTTAAAGATCTGATGGATAGACCGACTGTCGCTGGGTTCGATGGTGCAGTTGCAGCTGGCAGGTTAATTGATGCAATATGGTTCTCAAAGCGTTCCATTCCTGCGGTCTTCGAAATCGAACACAGTACAGGTGTCACCTCCGGTCTGAACCGCATGAAAGGGTTCTCAGAGCATCTGCCGCCCTATAAAGACATGCGATACGTAATAGTAGCAGACGAAAGCCTCCGTGATAAAGTAACCCAGGAAATCAATAAGCCCCAGTTTGCTGATCTCCATGCATACTATCTTCCGTATGAGACAGTTAACGAAATGCTGAGCCTTGTACAGACCCGCAAGCTTAGAGGCATCACCGATTCTTTTATCGATACCTTCCTTGAAGACGTATATTTAGGATCATAAAGACAGTCCAAGTGGCGCATGCAGCAATGCGCATGCGCCACTTGGATCAGTACACCTCATATTACTCAATCCCATTCCGCAATCATAATCATTCTCGAATCCCGTCACATCATATTTATGACCGTTTCTTTCTTACGGATTTCTTCAGCTTGTTCCTTCGTCACAGTCCTAACAAGCGGACCGCCATACTTCCGGTAAGATGCGCCGGACGGCGCACCTTTCACGGCAGCATGCGCTTCCGCTCCAATCTTCTCCCCATAGACCGCGATAAGAACATCCCTCGCAGAATCTGCATCACTTCTTATATAAGTTACGTCCTGTGTATAAATAACGATCATTCTTCCTCCTCCCGCTGTCCTGCCATCATGCGCTCAAAGACGACTTCGTCAACTGCTTTTACGCATTCCTCCGTGTGCTTCACTATGTCCTTTCCCCAGAACCGCAGCACCGTCCAGTCCTGGTGGCGCAGCGCCTGCCCGTTCTCGATGTCCCGCTGCATGTTCCGGGTAATCTTCCTGATCCAATATGTACTGTTCTTCCCCCCCTCAAGCCTCAGCTTCAGTTCATCCCAGTCCTTACCGTGGAAGAACTCGCTATCACAGAAAATGGCAATCCTGTGCTTTGTTATGGCTATGTCAGGGCTCCCCGGGAGGGAGGTATAGTTCTTCCTGTACCGGTACCCGTGGTGCCACAGGGCTTTCCGCAGGACCACCTCTATTGATGTATCCTTGGAGCGGATCGCAGACATGTTCTTATGGCGCTGTTCTGGTGTTAAGGTATCCATATTACACATCTCTCTTACTTAAACAGGTTGATAGGGTAGTTGCAAAAGTCCTCTTAGGCACCATCGTACGGTGCTTTTTGTTTATATCTCGCGCACCCAATTTTCATAACATATCACGTATAATGTGATGGGCACAGTTGTCTCCCGTACGTACATCACTCGGTGTAGTTGCCAACGTAGTCCAGTACCTCCCGTCACCATAATATGTCAGTTTATAATGGTCTCCCTCTTTAGTAATTTTAAAACCTATCTCTTCAAGTAACCGCCTCTGTGTTGTTGACAGGCTCTTGTATCCCTTTAAAGAATTTTTTAAAGCTTCCTTCTTCTTGTTAGCTGTACCCTTGAACCCGCCATTACTGCGGATCAGATCCCCCAAGACATCCGCTTTCCTTGTTTTAGCTTTTGTTTTTGCAAGTGTATCGGTAAGCGACTCTAAGATAAATTCTTTTATTTCATCTTGGAAGAATTCATCCTCCGTTCCAAGATATAAAATTGGAACTGAACTCTTTTCATCCAGCTTTGCCCTTAGCCCCTGTACTTCGTATGTAAGGGCTTCATTTTGGTTGGTCAGGCTTTCTATCTGCTGGCGCATGCTCTCCATTTCCTCATCTACAGAATCTACTAATGCTGCATATTCATCAGCTAATTTTTGGTTCTCATCTGCCTTTTGGCGCATCACCTCAGCTTCAGCATCAGCAGTTTGAACCCTCATTTCAGCTTCATGTTTAGCCAGTTTTATTGCATACATTGTAAGTGCAAGTTCATTTCGTTTACTGCTGTACCTGTCACGAAGAAGAGCGTTGATTACTCCTTGGAACGTATATAATGTGTCGATCCGTTGGCTGTTACTGTATTGCACAACACGCCGAATTACCTTGTCAGCCAGCTTTTTCCCGCTTCCGGGGTAAATATGGTTCAACATTCTTTCATGACCGACAACAGGATTGGGGAAGTAAATCCCTATGGCTCCATCGTACTCGTTGTTGTCTTCACATAGTCTTCTTAATGCAGGACCGGTCCATGAATGTTCCTGGACCATGACATGGGCTATGCCCTTTAACCGCTTTGCTACTTCCTTTGCATTAACAGGATCCCTCTCATCATAAGTCTTTGAGATATAAACAACCGGAAGCCCATAATGTATTCCACCATTAATAACGTCCGCGATTAATGACAGGTTATCATCTGCTATCATTATTGGTCTTCTGCCTATACAAAGACCATTATCATCTTCAACATACCCTTCATCTATAAGAAGATCCAGAAATGCCGGCGGACGGAAATCCTTATATATTATCTGGGCTTCCTCCAGATAACTGCGGTCAAGCCTGACCGACATATGCATCTCGTTGAAATTCATAACAAAGTCTGTATTCCAGACCACCCCATTATCTTCCGCTTTTTCGTATCGGATTGCGATGATGTTCTGGTTCCGATATTCTTCGATTTGAATCCACAGTTTTTCGTCACCATATCTGACGTTCCTCTCACCATTCCATACGATCCCGGGAATAATGTTTTCCGGATGGCTTCTTTGATTCCACCTAATAGCAAGACGGATAAAATCCTCTTTTGTCATCTGATCATTGATTGGCAGGACAGTTGAAAATAACAGCATGTTTCACCTCCGAATCATTATTGTATGGCTTCTTTTAGGAGCAGACCATCGTTCGTTCAGTGCGCATAAATAATACAATCCCATTCTTTGAGATATTTGGCACAATAACATTCTGCACTTTCTCCCAGTGTTCGCCTTGTTCACTGGCAGTGCTCACCTGGCAACAATCGCAGCATGTTATTGTTCAGTCATCAATTTCCTCCAGCAATAGCTTCTCAAATCTCTTCTTCATCAACTCCCGCCGTGCCCCTACGAATGTGAGGAAGTTTGGATACGAATATTCCATATCCGGCATATAGTTCAACATACGGTAGTTTATCTTAGCACTCTCGTCTGAATACTCTTTCTGGAACCAGATGTCAAAATCTTCACTCTGTTTTTCCATATTCGGTACAGCCGGAAGAAGCTGTAGGTTAGCGATATTGTTCACCTGATCCAGGTATTCATCTATCAGTTCCACCTTTACGCCCTTGCTGAGCAATGTCTTTCGTTTAAATTTACTCTTCGGATACATGTGGTCAACATGAAACTTGTAACTGAAATCCACATGCGGGTATAAAAGCATCAAAGCCGTATAAGAATCCGGCTTCCCATATTTAGCTTCCAGAAGCATATCTATGTCATCGCTCGTGAAAACAAGGGATTTAGTTGTTTTACGGAGCCTCTCGATAATCTTCTCTAAAGGGAATTCATCGGTTCCGTTATCTACTATGACATCACTTATCGGTCTCAGGACTACATCGGGCTGTCCGCCGAAAGCCCGTTTAACAAGGGCTCTTATCAGATATTGTTTTATTTTCTGCCTGTTCTCGCGTTGGGACGTTGATGTTACAAAATTCGATGGCATGCCTATCACTTCTAAATAGTATGCAATGGGGATCACAGAATAATTTGACGTCAGGCTGTCCCGATTGAAGCCAAGGCTTGAGACCAAGCTGAAAGCCAGATATAGGGCATCGTGTATATTTTTCCAGTTTTCTTCTATCTCCAGAAGGTTCTTCCTATTAAAATTATCAACTTTGAACTGAATCTTTTTAAATCCCGTCAGGACTAATGCTGATTTCAGGACGAAGTCTTTGTTGACGTGGAACCCCCCGCCTATTGAATTCAATTCGTCGACCAGTTCAGTTATCTCTTCTCTTGCATCAAGTGATTCCCATTGAGCAGTTGCTATGGAAAGCAGAAGATCAGAATAACTGAGAGGAGTTCCTCCGCTATTGACACGGATAAAGATATTAAGTACCTTATCCAGTTCCTCATCCCTTACCCTGTAGTAGCTGACAATCGGCTGTGTGTGTATCACTTTATACAGCTGCGACATGCAGTCCATTGCAAAATCGCCCTGGTCCTCATTATAGGCAGCATTTTTATAAATATTCCTGTTCACGTACTTTGTCACAGCCCCCAGGTCATGCATATTAAGGATTTCTCCTACCTCAAACCAAAAATGGTCGGGGTTATCCTTTACTGTCTCTGCTGCCTTTTTAACTTCGTCATCTGTTAAAAAACGGAAATCATATCGATCGTCATCCTTGTCTGACGGCTCAATGATATTCAGGTAAAGCTTCCTCTTCGGGAATGCATCATCATTTTTCCAACGGTATCTCGGGAGCTTATCAGCATAAGTGCCTTTCAATCCAATGAACAGAGATGTGAGGCGCTGCTGCCCGTCTAAGACAGCCATGACATTTTCACTCCCATTCAAATTAATCTTCGGATTATGCCTTGCATTCCGTTGATGGTAATTCTGCAGGAATTCATAAAACTCATAATCGTTGTACTTACTTTGCGGCAAATCCCAGAATAAAAAAGTCCCTATCGGGTAATCCTGCATCAAGCTGTCAAATAACTTCTCTATCTGTTCCTTGCTCCAAATAAACTCCCTTTGAATCGAAGGAAGGATATATCTTTTTGCTGATATTTCCTGAACAACCTCTTTAATCGTTAATGGTGCTTCATATGCCATATTAGTTTCTCCCAGTTTAGCTCGTTTTGTCCTTCATCACAGTTGTCTTAGCAATTATAGCATAATCATGTATTAACTATGCAAAAAAGAGCTTTCTCGTAAAAAGAAAAGCCCACTAATTCATCACACCTTCTTACTTTTACCCACGTCACTCGTAGTAAATCAGTAGTTGCCAATTTTCACCAAAGTCCCACAACAGCCGACACTACCCCGATTTGCCACGGTTAATTTTTTGTCAAGCTCTCCTGCCGTGGCAGATAAAAAGGATACGAATCATCTTAAAAATCCTTTCTTCCAGGGCGCATAAGGTCGCGTTTTGCCGCGATATGCGCACTATTTCTCTTTATACTTACTATCCATGAAAAATGTTCAAAACTGCAAAACGGGGCAAAATGAGGCAAATCACAGCAGGCAATCGTAGTAAAATCGTAGTAAAAACGTGGTAGTCTTACTACTGTTGACATAATATAGAAAATCGCGTATGCGAGATTAATGTCCTTTTAATTAAGGAATTGCACTGCAGTACCGTAAGCAAATATTTCTACGACCTGCTTACTTCCCGTTAACCCAGAGTCCACCGCTACTCTATATTGGAACTGGCAGAATATCACTGCATCCCCTCCCATAGCTGCACATTTTTTACGAAGCTGATTTTTACGCCATTAAAAGCTGTATTTGGATCAGCGCCGGAAAGAAGCCCCTCTTTGTTAGAATCAATAGCAAAAATTGTGTATATCACCTGATATGGACGACCTATGTCGGAATAGTTTTTGTTGGTATAGTTGATTTAAAAAATGGCATGATGTACCTCCTCTATTGATTGATGTCAAATTCTAACCGTTCTTAATATTTTACCACAAACCAAAAAAGCCCACCACCCGAAGGTGATGAGCTCACACTTTGCTTTCAAACTACTCTGAACATTTTCTGTGCCGGTCCAGTCTCTCCTGAAATCTTCTCCTGTTACATTCTGGCCGCCTCAACCGCTTCCATCCTTGCCATTTCCGCAGCAGCATCTTCGAGCCCAAGGTGTGTGTAAACGTTCATCGTCACGCTGATATCACTGTGCCCCATCAGATACTGCAGGGTCTTTGGATTCATCCCTGCCTTCGCCTGATTGCTGCAGTATGTATGCCGGCAAACGTGCGGCGTGATGTTTGGCATCTGCACTTTGTAAATCTCATTATAACGTTTGACCGCATGATTGAACCGATGCTCCCAGTGCATTGCTACTTCCGGCATCCCCTGCGCATCAAGAAACAGAAACCCCGTGTGACCATCCACCATCTTCTCGAACATTGGAGCTTCCCGATCTTCAATGATCGCCTGGAAGCATCGGAACACGCCATCCGTCGTGACCTGTTAGACGCCATAGCCGAGCATCGGCATTTTGATTCCGT